AGAGCAGGAAGTTCTTTAACCATCATATCACTAACTTCTTCTAACATTTTTTGAACAGTATCAATCATATCCTGTGCTGCTAGGATAACCTGTGACTTTTCAACTTCCTCATTCTCTACCACAATTCTTGGCTTAGGAGAATTCTTTAAGCTATATAAATGAGAATTTAGAGCCTGTTCCATGAAAACTAATTTCATGTAAGAAGGATTCGTTTGATTTTTGTAAAAATCTTTGGACTGTTTGGCTTCGTTGGTAAGCTTTCTTACCTTCTTAAGCATTGATGCAGCGGTTTGCAATGGCATTTTTTCAACATTGAATGGTATAGCATAGGTTTCATTCAGTGCTTTTTTTGCGGTGCTGTTAGTATCAAAGTCGGTTAATTTCATAATATTTTCCCAGTCTATAATATATTTATCTTAAACACCTGTTAATCAGTCTTTGCGAATAAATTTCTTGTCTTGCCAATACCTAGACAACTTGATAAATTCATCTAATTCCCCAGTTAGTCTCTTTTTTTTCTCTTGGTTCTCTTTTAGTTTATTGAGATATAGTAACTTTGAATCTAGGTTTTTCGGTTTCCTTAAATATTTTTTATACAGTATAGACTCTAGTTCAATGCTATCTAAAAATATATCAATCTCTTGAATTCTATTGCATTCATTAATTTTTTGATTCTTATCAAACACACACCATGAAACTGCGTTCTTTATAGAAGAAAATGTTTTTTCAACTGAATTAAATTTACAAATAATTTTATAACTGTCATTTATATAGGGACGAATTATGTACTGATTGAATAATTCATAGGTGTTGTTTTCGTTTTTAAAAATAACGATATCACCCATATTCCGAATAAGCTCTTTTGTCAAGAACTTATTAATTTTATCAACTATTTTTTCTTCAATCATGGTGTAATGTAAAATATATGTTTCGTAGTTCAGTTGAAGTATCTAAAAATGGGGATAACTTATCCCATTCTGTACCACACAATATCATAGGTACTCTATCACAATCATTATATAAAAAGCCAAATTCTGTTATACCATTATCAAATACACTGCTATGATATACTTCAAATTCAAAAAACCAACATGGATAAGTTTCGTCTTCTAATTGCTCAAACAAAAAACCAAAATTCTGAAATTTATCAAAACGAACGTTTATTTTTTCAGGTTTTTTTAATACGTCTGGTTGTGAGCGTAGGGATATAGATTGCAGAACTGTATCAAAATTTGCCTGTGTGTTTCTTTTGAATCTCCAAGCATCTTCATCTGTAACATCAGCCGGTTTTGATCGATTGAGTACTCCTGTATTAGTTATATCAAAAAGTGTATAACATTGTATTTTATAAGTCATCAACTATTTAGCCATAAAAAAAGCCCAAGAATAATTCTCGGGCTTTTAAATTCAAAACTAACTAATTAGTTTGTAAATGTAGCTGAAGCTGTTGAAGATGTTGTGTTAGAAAGACCAGCAGCAGTTAAAGCAGCATTAACTGCTGTATCTAGCGTACCTGTTGTCCAAGCACCTGCTGGATACGAAGCAAAAGCAAATGTATCATTTGTTGTATCGGTGTACTCATAGATATAGATTGTTGCCAATGTTTGAATTGTCTGAGTAATGATATTAATCTGAGCACCAGATAAGGCTCCTGTGCCTGTGATAGTAAAATACTGTAGCTTAGGACCCTGTGGTTGAACAGTGTTAGCACTGCTAACAGCATTGGCGCCACTGTTTGTGTATGCAAATGTGTCTAAGTTTAGAACTGGTAGAAAGTCACCATTAACTTTTGTAAATTGAGCCATTTTATAATTCCTTATATTTGTTGAGACCTACTGTCTCATAGAATTATTTATACAAAATGACAAAAAATACTGGTTTAGACTATGTTCTTCCAGCCAAATTCTGCCTACTGAAACCCATTCTATCCACAAACTTAAGACCATTAGACACAAACCCTTCTTGAGTTTGTGTACCATCTTGTAGATATCCTTTCACAGGACTAGCTTCAGCAGCTTTGTTTAGTTGCTCAACCACATTCATCTTAAGATTATAGATATCCATCCATATAGTAAATGCACCAATCAACCCCTCGGTATTAGCCTGTAGATGTTCATCTATCTTGGCTTTCATCTTATCAGTCATTGGTCTACTTGCGACAAACTCCATGAATCCTGATAACAAATCATTCAAGTTGCCACCTACAATCCTCTTATTAATATATACCGTAAACAATTGATTAAATGTGTTTCTAGCTTGAGGAGCTGAATTCATTAACTGGTCAACAGCCTGACCATATTTTGAAATATCTTGTTTAGTTTTAGTTAATAATTTTTGATCTAATTTCAAGCTAGGAGTAATAGGCATTTTGCTAGGAATAATGGCTACGTCACTATTATTCTTAAGCTGTCCTATTGTACCATCTAATGGCATAGCAGAATCCGTATTAGGGGCCTCAGGAGCTATATATTGGTGAACTGCTATACCGGCAGTTTTACCTTTCATCAACTTACCTGTGTCACTGGTAATATCTACTGTATATGTTATACCATTGGGATTAGCTTTAAATGTATATAACCCATTAGAATCAGCTAGTGGCTTACTGAACAGCAAATCTCCCCAATAGTAACCCTTAGTACCGTTACTTGCCTTTTCTAGTCCAGACCAAATCTCGGCTATTAGCCTATGTAAATCAGAACGATCTACGCCGCGGGCTAGGTCATATTTTCTAAATTCTTCAGGGCTATACACCTGTCTACCAGTACCATCTTTCTTGTTGAACATATGCTTGTCCATGATACTAAATTTACCATTAGTATCACGACCAAATATAAGAGCAGGATATCCATCCCACTTGATAGTAACAGTTTTTGGATTTGTAACTGTTTTTGCAATTGCGTCTACAGCACGATTGGCACCAGTAATGTCTCCTAAAAACACTAGATCTTCAGGATGGTCTAAGTGTCCTTTGTCCTCATTCAATGGAAGAACATCAATAATTTCTAGCTTATTCCTAAGAGAAGCTAATGATTCAGCTAAATTCACCTTTTAACTCTGTTCTTAGATTCTTTGGCTACTGTTAGATTGGGCGGCCCTTTCGCGGGACCTCCCTGTGTAGGAGCAGGTGTAGTTGGCGCAGCAGACTGAAGCATTGTTTTAAGATGTTGCACAGTGTCCATATAGGCTGAAGAGTTAACTTTGTATAGTCTACGTAAAGAATTCATAATGATAGCATCTAAATCATCCGCATCATTTCTTTGCATTCTATTAATTTGTGACAATATATTATTAGTATATTGTGCTATTTCAGGTGCAGCTTGGGCACGACCTTGTGCGTTACCCGGTGCACCACCTTGTGCACTACCCGATGTACCACCTTGTGCACTACCCGATGTACCACCTTGTGCACCAGTAGCTTGAGTTCTGCCTCCCTGCGTGTTTGACGTACCTTGCGCTCCTGCTGTAGCTGCACCAGCAGTGTCACTTGATCCTGGCATTTTAGCCAAGAGGTAAGCCGCTTGTGCTAATTTTGTGAATGCACTTTTACCTTTATCTCTTTTCCAATTAGGTTGAACTTGAGCAATAAGTTTATCTAAGGCTTTGGCAATATCAGGATCCTTAGTATTAAGTTGTGGTACATTGGTATGAAGGAAATCTCTGACAAAAGCAGTTATGCTTTTTGCCTCAGAAAGAAGAATGCTTTCAAAAATTGAATTTAATTTTTGGTATTGTGTTTCACTTAGTGAGCCTACCTTAGGTTCTTTTCTTCCTACATTAAGATCTGGATCAGGAATCGCTGCTCTTGCCTGAGCCCTTTTCGCTCTTTCTGCACCAACGGTGCCAAAATCAGTTAATGGTTTTGCAGACGCAGCCGGTGCTGCTGGTACTACAGGTTCTTTGGGTGCTGAAGGTGCTGCCGCTGCTGCGGGTGCTGCGGGTTGTTTAGGTGCTGTCGCCGCCGGTGCTGCTGGTGATGGTTGACCAGGTGCTGTGGGTTTTCTACCTGAATTAGGAACTGCACTAGCGGCACGTTGTGCTAGCATCTGTTGTTTTGTTTTTTGCCCTAACGCACTTACAGGTGCACCAGTAGGTTTAATTGCGCCGCCCCCACCTACACTTGAGGTATCTACTATAGTAGGATCAACTACGCTACTTTTAACAGCAACACCCAATGCAACCAAAGCTTTATCAAGAAAATCTTTAATAAAGATATTCATGGCATGTCTATCAGTGACAGACATTCGGCTTAACTCACTACCAATTAGTTTAGAACCAAGTTGTTGAGCAGCGGCAACACCACGCCCTATGATCCCTTCCTCGTTTATCGGTGCTTCATTGATTTCCTGAAACTTCATTTTTCTTCCTTAGTGATTTTGCAAATCTAGCTTGATCTCTACCTTTTATAGCACTTAGAAGTTTTCTTTCTAATATTTCTGATTTCTCACTATCATAATGCTTATTAATTAGTTCTAACAAATTAATGGCACTGGTAATGATGTTGTGGGCTCGGTTCTCAATAATATGATTTACATCACGATTATCGCTTAAAGCTTCTAATTCTTCTAAAAGGCTACGAGTTTTTTTCTGCATACTATATTTATTCTAAATGAAATAATTATTTCTTTAGTGAATTAAGTAGGGATTTTAATTTACTTCCTTGCACATCTGCAACTACTCGCTTGTTTTCAGGCTCTAATATTTCTCCTGTAGACTGATTTATTACCATAGAGGTTGCTTTTAGTGTATTCATAATATTATTAGGATTAGGTTTAGGAGTATATGAATTTTGCTGTTCTCCATGGCTTTCAGGATCACTATCAGTGATACGCATAGTTTCTATATTATAATCTAAATCAATCTTTTGCCCTACACCAGTACTACTACGACTTTTCATACACTGAATCTGATATTGTCCACGTTCACGCATACTGCGACTTGTAAAAATACCAAACACGTTATCCGCTGTATTAATCTTACTGATACCACCTGCAATATGACTATGGTCAAATTCAATTTCTTCTACTGCCGACCTATTCAATTGACTTGCCGTTACCATAAGAATACCCAACTCTTTTGCTAAGTTACGCAATTCTTCCGATACATATTTGTCTTTGATAAACTGATCGTTGGGATTGACTTTAACAGATACAGGCATAACTAAATCCAAATAGTCAATAATAACAAAGTCTACACGCATACCTGTTTGAATTTGTACTTCTTTTAAATAACTACGAATATCATTGACATTGCTTTGCGCTGGAAGACCTTTAACTCTATATTGACCAGCTTTTTTACCAGCCATTTTAACTCTGAGTTCAGTAGAATCAATATCTTTACGAATATCTCTAGTACTCATACTAGTTAACATTGCATCGGTTCTAAGTGAAGTCAACTCTTCTGAAAGTTCTAATGATATATAAACACCACTTAATCCCATTTGCAACCAATTTAGTGCAATGTTCATCATTACTAATGACTTACCTGAACCTGATCCACCTGCGAAAATATTCAATTCTCCCCTACTAAACCCACCATATAGAAGTTTATCAAGTTGAGGCCATCCAGTGCTTTGTTGTCCACCCGCATTGAAATATTTGTTAATACGTCCTTTAGGATCTGCAAAGTAATCAGTACCCATATCACGTTGTAAGCTGATTTGAACCGCATCTTTAATTAATTTTTCAACTGGACCAAAATCACCTTTTTCCAACAAGTCGGCTGACTTCAAAATCGCACGTTCTAATTCTTGACGCTTAGTAAATGATTCAAATTCTGCAAGAAACCATTCGGTATGTTTATCACTAAAGTCTTCAATTAATTCAACGTCAATACCAGTAGTTGCTTTGATTTGAGTTATATCAGGCAATAGGCTATACTTAGTACTATAATCTTTAATAAATTCGGCAACTGGCCTAATCGACCTATCAAAGTTATCCGAGTTCATAATGTTCATTACTCTAGTATACAATTCTGCATTGGTCAGCATCATCTGTAAGAAAAGTAATTGAACGTCCCTGTTATATTCCTTTAGCAATTTTCTTCCTCTGTAATTCTATCTTAATTTTACTACTAGTTGCTGCCTGCAATATACTTAACAATGTTGGTAATTTTCCATACTTAACTACTGCATCATTTACATCTTTAACATCTAGATCCCAATTTGGTAAACTAATTTTATATCCTAACTCTAATGCTTTATCACATAATGCTAGTCCTGTATTATCTCTATCAGGAACTAGTATGATTGGCTTATTTAATGATCCCAACAATGTTGCTTGGTCATTATTAATGTCATTATGCATTACTGCTACCCCATCTATACTTAGTGCATCAAAGATACCCTCAGTAACAATACATACTTGCCAATCAGGCTTTTGACTATCAATGTTAAAAACATATCCTGGTTGTTGCTCATTGATATATTTGGGGATTTTATTATCTAAAAATCTACTAGTATGACCAACTATTTTATTTTTATAAGTATATGGAATTATGATACGATTACCATTTCTACCTTTTTCGTGAGGGGTAATTAAAAATGGATAACTATCGGGATCGATACCTCTCTTTAACAAATACTCTGAAAATGTATTATGTTTACTGTTATTAACATCAATTAATTCTCCTGCAGGTAAGGTATGGTCTTGAAATTTTATTTTACTTTTTTGTTTTTTTACTCGCACATAATCTAATAGGTCTTTATGTTGTAGACTTTCTAAGCTCCACTTTGTTATTTGAGCATCTTCGATTCCACACCATTGTAACAGTTGTCTGGTCTTTAGCGAAATACTTTTACCTAGGATAAACCCACACTTAAATTGACAGTTAAAACAATGCATGGTCCATGCATTATCTCCGTCAAACTTGATGCCACCCCGCATCCTCTGATCAGGTTTATGCCCCCTGTACCCACAACAAATACCATTAAAAGAAATCCAACCCGATTGGGTGTTCTTTTTTTTACCTGGAATAATAGATAGGATATCAAACATCCCTATATTATAACATAAATTCAGTGGTTAAACAACTACAACGGAGAACTAGCGAGATAATATATTGGTTATAGCGCCGGCGTTACTAGTGAATCCAATTCTTACAAAAGGATGGAATCCATTAATGGTATATCCAATTGTATCCGTGGTATCATTATAGGTATTACTAGTAATGGGATACCAACCTCCACTTACTGTAGTAGATCCTTCAATGTCAACATTCCCGTAATATTCTGATAGCTTAACTTGGAAGGTAAGTATTGGACTATCACTACTTTCAATCACACTAGAATAATAAGTAACATCAGGTTGAGAATTTTGGTTTGGATTGTTGTTGGGGAATGCTTGTCCAGTTGGAATACTAACTTCAATTGATGGTACAAAGTTCGGTAATATTGAGTTAACGATATCCATATCTCCTCTACCACCTGCATTTTGATCTACAAAAACAGGATAATTAAAAGCACCAACTGGTATTTCTAATGAATAGAAGCATTTTTGTGGATCAATGGGTACTAGTTCAGCCGCACTTACTTCTAGAGCCGCTATACCTGTAGCGGGCAATTGTAAAGTAAGACTCTTTTGTAACAGTATTACATTACCTTCGTAATTAATAATTCTACACGTAATTTGCTTACCTGTTATATCCACGGGTTTCTGTTCTTGGTTCAAAAACTGAAACTGAATTTGATTATCTACATTTCTATGAAGGGTTAGGGGTTTAGCATATACGGGCATATATCTCCTCGGTGAATATCCTGATAGTAAAACAACAATTTGTCGCTGTGTATAGAGAAATACTGCTGTTGTGTACACAAATTTGAGCTCCTTCTAGTATTTAGTCTCTATATATTTAATTATTAATTCGGGCAACCTCGAGTAAATATTCTGTATGGTTCAAAAAGATTTTTTTACTAAATTAACCGAGCATCACCCTTTTATTACAGTGTGCTCCTACGCCGACCAAGACTATGTTGGTATAGTCCAAAATCGTGATGACTCAGTTACCACTATATATGACTATGGTGCAATAATTGATTTAGAAGCAAAAAATACTTTTTTAAAGTTAGGCGAAACGTGGTGGTGGGAAAGCAATAGATTAATACCTATTAACTTATTTTTAAAAGAAGAGTGGTCTATGTTTAGACCTTTTTTAAGAACCTTTACAAATAAAAATTTAATTATAATTCACGGTCCTGTATGTAGTTTGGCTGAACTGCATAAACGTAGATCCAAAAAACGTAGTATTACACTAGTAAAAAGATTACCCTAATAAATTCATATGTACCGCGACAAGCCATGAATAGGAAATGGCATGAGCCTTTTTAAAGTGGTATCCATCATCTCCCTTATCCCACACAGTTTTTGCGATTTCATTCCAAGTTTTACCAATCAAATGTTTTTTAGCAGGTCTAATAACAGCTAGAAACATAGCTAGTCTAGGTATACTGTTAATAGGTTCAGGCATCTTTTGTATTGAGTTATAATGATTATTCAAATGAATTAACTGTTCTACAAAA